CACGGTAGCCAGAACCCCCGCGGATCCACTCGTTGAGCCGATCGTGCACAGGCTTGGGGTCGCCATCAAAAGACAGGAAAAGGATCGTCTCAATCTCCTGGGGCAGGAAGAATTCACCCGTGGCTGACACCGAAAGCGTATACTCGGCCACTGTGCCGACCCATTTGCCAGCAAACATCAGTTGCTCCTCTGCGGCGTTGACCATGCGCTTAACGGCCGAGTCGGAGAGCCGGTAAGCCTCGGGCAGTTCCAACCCGATTCGTCCCCAGTGGTAACCGAAGGTGTCATTGGACGACGCCAGCAACGCCTCACGGGTCGCACGGCGGGCGGCTTCAATCGCGGCCATCACATCGCGCTCGACCGCAGCCAGAGCTTGCTGCTTCAGCGCCGCCGCCACATCCGGCTGGCCTGCCGAGGTGGCCAGATAGCTTTCCACCATGAGTTTCCGCTGCTCGAAGGTCGGCGACGGGGCGGGGCCGTTGTAGTCCTCTCGCCGCTGAAGAAAGGCTTGGTGCGCCCCGATTTCGGTCGACGCTTGAGACAAGTAGGTGGTCAATCGCGGCGTCGGGATCGTGACACCTTGAGGAAGTTCATTGTGCAATCGACCTTCATCGCCCACCGCAGCCCGCTTCGACTTGCGCCATCAGGTCGCGCTCGATCAACGCTTGCGCTTCGGCTTTGAGCGCCGCGGCGGCTTCGATCGCACCAGCCCCGGACGCGACATAGCTTTCCACGAACTTTTTCCGCACTTCATAGGTGAATGGATTGGGTTTGGTTCCACTGGAATAGTTCTCACGACGGGCAAGAAAATCCCAGTGAGCGCCAGCCTCCGTGGCTGCTTGGCCTAAATACTGTGTAAGTCGAGATGTCGCGATCCGAACTCCCTCGGGAAGTTCGTTGTGCAGACGCCCTTCTTCCCCAGCAGCGACACGACGGGCGGCTTCGACATTCTGCATCAGATCACGCTCAATGACGGCAAAGGCTTCCTGCTTCTTCGCATTGGCCACATCGACTGCTCCACCAAGGGCCGCGCTGTAGGACTCAACCAGTGGCTTGAGCACCTCATAGGGGAACGGGTTGGGCTTCACCCCGCTGGAATAGTCCTCGCGACGAGCCAGAAAATCGTAGTGCGTCCCTGCCTCGGTCGCTGCTTGGGAGAGATACGTAGTCAGACGTGCCGTGGGGATTTGCAGACCTCCGGGCAGTTCATTGTGCAGCCGACCCTCGGTTCCGCCCGCATCGCGGCGTGTTTGCTCAACCAGCGCCGTGACATTGCGCTCGATCAACTCGAACGCTTGCTGCTTGAGCCCTGCGCCGTCGCCGCCCGCATCCGTGACAATCAAGGAGAGCGTCAAAAGCCGAACTACTTCGACGGGGAGGAGCGCGTTGAAAGTTTCGATGTCCGCATTCAGAGCCGTGTAGGTCAGCGGAACTCTCGACTTGTCCTCGCGGCGACTGACAAAATTGTGCTGATCGACAGCCTGCTGGTAGGCTTGATTGATGAGGCTCTTGATCCGGCTCTCCGGTAGGCGGTATTGGACCAAGGTCTCCAGTCCGACCCGTCCAGTCAGCCCACCGAAAGTGTTTTGACCGTTGTTGGTCGCCAGCGTCTGAAATGTCGAACGGCGACTGCGCTCGACATCGTTCATCAAGTTGCGCTCGATGTAGCTGTAGGCGCGGGTCTCAAGACCCTGGGCCAACTCAAGCTGGTTGTTCTCCTCGCGCCACAGGGCCAAAATCATGTTCTTGGTCGCATCGAGGTTGTCCAAGATCAGGTTTGCCGTCTGCGGGTTACCCGTGGTTCCGCCGGGGAGCCAAGTCAGGGATGCCTTCTCCATCTCCTCACGCCGCGAGAGGAAGTTGTAATGGTCGATAAGTCGGCGCTGGGCTTCGTCGATTCGCTGGTCGATGCGCGACGTATCAGTCACCGCCACGCCATTGTCGACGTAGGGTGCCAGCAGGTTACGGGCTTCGAGGTAAGTCGCCATTAGTGGACGCGGATCCAAGTATCACTGGCTACCTTCTGCCATTCGTAGGTAGTCGCAGCGGAGAGAGTGGACGGGTCGGAGCCCACGAAAGTCTGACTTTGCTTGTTGAGCGTCACCGTGCCAGGGCTTGCCGTGACCGCGGACTTGCCCCAAACGCGCAAGGTTTGCCCGACAACACTGGTTCCCGACGTAGGAAACACGATGGTCAGACCGTCGATCGATGAACCGTGATTCAGGTAAAGTGTTTCGTCTTGCCCTCCAGAATTGAAAGTGACCGTCCCACCAGCGGTAGGCGTCACCACGCTTACCGTCGGGCGATTCTTCTTGGCTTCAGGTGCGGTAAGGTAGGAAGCAAAAGTGTCCAGCAACGACTGGGGGTCGTTGGGATATTTGGTTCCGGTCGGTAGTGTTCCTGGGATGAGAGCCATAAATTATCTCCTTAATCTAATATAACCTTGAACGCCTCCGCCCGCTGCTTGGCCTTCGGTCGACCCACCAATGCCGCCGACTCCATAGGATCCACCCAACGGATGACCAGCGCCCGCGGCTCCTCCACCCCCTCGGACTACTCCGCCGTTCGCTCCGCGAGCACCTGCGTTGATGTTTCCATAGCCACCATTGCCCCCAACACCACCGCCACCCGAAGGACCGCCAGTGGCACCAGCCCCGCCGTTGGCAGAGACGGAACTAAAAGAAGAAGTGCCTCCAGTTCCTCCAGGTCGGCTGTACCCCCCACTTCCTCCGGCTGCTCCCCCTCCGACATAAATATAAATGGACTGCCCTGGAGAGACGTTGATCTGCCCGAAGGAGTAGCCACCGCCACCACCGCCACCACCGGCGGCAACACCTCCGGTTCCTCCGGAAGATCCGCCACCACCACCACCGACGGCCCACACTTGCATACGCCTCACGTTGGCTGGCACGGTATACCACTGGCTTGCGACATAATTTCCGTAAGTGTTCCCCTTGGTGGTCCCCCGAAAATTGCCTAGACGTATTGCGCCGGAAGCCGGAATGTCGCTGTCGATTCCTTGATACACGAACGGGTCGTTCGCGACGTTCCCACCACCGCGGTAATACTCGCTCAAAGAAACGGGATTACTCCCACCAAACTCCGCTTGGATTTGGCTGAACGATATTGCTCCTGCGGATTGAAGGGCCATTACTTGATTTTAGCGTTCAGTTCTTTGATCGCTTCGATGAGCAGGCCAACCAAGTTACCGTAAGCCACAGAAAGATATTGCTCCCCCTCTACAACAACTTCCGGAAGGACCGACTGAACTTCTTGCGCGATAACGCCGACCCCGCGCTTTCCGTCCTTTGTATACCGGACACCGCGCAAACGGGACACCAACTCCAGAGCCGAAGTGATCGTCTCGACATCAGTCTTTGTTCTGGCATCGGAAAACGCGGTGATGTCGCCACTGGCAACTAGCGCACCTGTAATCGTGGTTGCACCAGCAGCCAAAGTCCCGGTCGTGCTGATGTTTTGCGATCCGAAAGCGGGGGAAATTTTCGTCCCCGCGATCGCCGCGGATGCGGATACCTTCGAATTGGTCACCGCGCTATCTGCGAGTTTCGCATTGCCAATACCGAGATCTTTCACTCTGAGGGCATCGGTGTTTATCTCCAGCGTTGCATCGTCGACGTTGACTGCGAGTGCAGTTCCCGCACCTCCAGTTAGTCCGTTACCGGCCACGCTGCTTGCAAGTTTTGCTTCGGTGACAGCCGCATTTGTAATTTTATTTGAACCAATTGTTCCGTCGCCGATGCTCGCGGCGATACTGGCCCCGCTGGTCAGGTCGCTGGACACCGACCCTGTGACATCTCCGGTCAACTCGAAGGTCCGACCACTGGAGAGCTTGGTTGCCGTGCTGGCGTTTCCGGTCACGTTCCCGACGACACTCCCGGCAACTCCCCCACTTGCAGTCAGAACACCGCTTACTGTCAGCGCCCCGCCGACGGTTCCACTGCCAGCCGACAAAGCCCCTGACGTAGTGATTGCTCCGCTAGTATTGACTGCGGTGGACCCCCCGATCGTTCCGTCGATAATCGCCCCACCGCCCACCTTGCCGGCCGTTGTGATCTTGGCCAGTTTGGTGTCTTCGATGCCGGCCAAGGAGGCGATCTTCTCCTTGGTGATTGCCCCGTCGGGGATCAGATTTTGAGTCTCCAACTGACGGATCAAAGATCCACGCCGGACCACGACAACGTCTCCAGACTGCGGCGACCCCGCCGAGGTCTTTGAGGAAAAGACGGCTTCCTCGACCTGCCCGACAGTGGCTTTCAGCGTGTCCCCACCTTTGTTGACGACAATCTCATCAGTGTTCGAGAGCGTCCCCGTAATGGGGTCGAGTGCGCCGATTTTCTTGTCCGAGGTGTAAGCCGTGGCCATCTGTTAAAATACGGTGTTATTACTGGATGAGCAACTGGTTGCCATCGTCATCGAGCAGTAGCTCGTGATCCGGAGAGTTCTGGATTTGCAGGGAGTATCCATCTGGAAGATCCGACCATGAATTCTGGTCGGCCTCGATGTCGGTATCCAACGTGATCAGAATTTTGGGATTGGCGCTCATAGGGTTCCTCCGTTGACGGCTTCGACGACCCGCTGACCATGCAACATGAGACGGCCGAGTCGGGCGTGACCCGCCCAATTAACGCGCAGTGTGAAGTCATGTCCCAAGTAGGCAGGAACGTCAGTCGCCAGGTTGGCAGTCCGGGGCGGCGTCGGAAAACGGACCTGTGGAGCGTAGCCGCGGGAATAGTTCATCAACTGCGGCGGATCGGGGTCGTAGTCGGAGGCAACGCTGGCCTGTTCCAACTGGGCTCCCCAGATGTAAACACCATCGAAGTCGTTGCCGATAAAGTCTGTCTGCCCCGCGGCTGCGGCCAAGCCGACAACGCAATCGGTCGTTCCAGCACCGTTGGTGACCGCGGTGATCGAGCAGCGATACCATCCACCGTCTAAAGCCTCGATGCGAGCGGTTGTCCCAGAACTGGCATTGCTCGCGGTTCCGGCGACTCCGCTCAAATGAAACCATGCCTCTTTGGTCGCGCTGAAGGCCGACCCAGTGCTGGTCATGCGAAGATAGATTCGGTCGCGCTCGTCGGCCTTGGCGTAGACCGAGAACGTGTAGGTTCCCCCCGAAACCAAGGTCGGACTGGTCGCGGTTGCCGAGTGCGCGGCGTTGGCTGTGCTATCGACCAGCTTGTCGGCATCGACGACTTGGCCAATCGGATTCGCCACCAGATCGACTGTCACCGTGGCATTGGTCTTGGTCCACGCGGCATCGTCGATCCGCTCGGTGTAGGCCAAGAGGTTCTTGTCGACCAAACGGAACTCAGTGACAAAGTTTCGCTGGAAGGTCTGCCACGTCGTGAAGTTCGGATAGTCATCTGGACGGTAGGCCAGTGAGCAAGTGAACAGATTGTCCGGTCCACCTCCGATGTCGTCGAACCACAGATCGCAGCGGAGAAGTTTCTTGAGACTCATCGTGTCTCGAAAGTCGTAGGAGCGAGTCACGATGCCCGCGTTGATGAGTCGCGGTCCTTCGACCGGAGTGTCGTATTCGTCACTGCGGGATACCTCCCAGATTTCGTTGCGCCGTCCGGTGGCATCCTCATGCTGACAGACAGCGAAACAGCGCGGTTCCCCGTCGAACGTCCCCTGCACCAACTTGTAGATGCGAAGTCCAGTCCAGACGCCGTCGAACACCGCTGCCGCCTTTCCGCGCCCGGTCGAGACCGACTGGAAATCCAGCACGGCGATACCGTCATAGAGCGTGGGAACCGGCTCCTCCGCGAACTCGGCGGCTGACTCCGGCGTGGCGGCTCGGCGAGGATACTGTTTCGGCAGACAGGTCATCAAAAGACGGTTGTCGAAGTTGGCAAAGCTCACGCGGTCCAACATCCACTGCGTGTCCTGTTTGAGAACTGGATCGATCTCCGCGCTGACTGGGGTCTGGCCATAGCCGTCGGCCTCGGCTCGGGCATTTCGGTAGGTTCGGATGCCGTTGCCTTCGCGAGACCGGAAAAACAAATCCCCGTTGACGGGAATGATGCTGTCGCTGGTCGACCCGATATTATCGAAGAGCACGCGCTGGAACCCCTGAAGATTCTTCCACTGGTCACGCGGGGCCGAGACTTGGAAGGTCACCGCTCCGCGTTCGCAAAACGCGATCAAGTCGCCCTGACCTGTTGATGTATCCTGCACAGGGAGAAATACCAACCCCGTGATCCGGCCGACTTTTCCGGTCGGGGCGAAGCTGCCGCCCTCGTTGAGGAATGTGTTTTCGGTAAACCGCAGAAGATCGCTGTCTTGCCCGGCGTTGAACCGGCTGACGAATCCCCCTTTTCCGGCACTGGTTACTGCCACCGGAATGGTGAAGGTCGTCGTGCTCGATGTGGTCCCTACCGTGTAGGTCGAGTTGATCGGCGGGCTACTGCTATGACCTTGAATCGTGATCTGATCGCCAGCGACAAAGCCGTGATCTTTAGCCGTTGTGATGACCGCAGGATTAGCCGCGCTCGACGATGTGATGGCGACGTTGGTCGTCGATCCACCAAACACCAAGTCACCGGCAACAATCTCGGCTCCTTCGTTGACCGCAACAAAGAGTCTCCCCTGCCCGTAAGCCATTTGCTTGCCGATCGGAATGACTTGGTCGCCGTAGTAGCTGGCTCGGCGCAGGAGATAACCGTCGTAAACCCGCGGTTCGTCTTTGCCCGTCTGGATCACGAGAAATCTCTCGGCCTGCGTCATGTAGACAGGCACATCAGGAGAAATGCCATCGGTGGGATTGAGCAGGAAGCACGAAGCGTCCTCGAAATTGAGCGTGTAAATGTTACCGTCGGCTACCACAATCATCTGCGACGGGTTTCCTTCGCGAGGGTCTTGGTAGACGATTGCGCCCTGCACCAAAATGGCACCCTGGATGGCGATAAATCTTCCGCGACTGGTCTCGCCGTCGAAGAAGTCGTCGGCATAAGCCGCATCAATATCGCGCCTCGTTGTGATGGTTCCGGTCACCGATCCCGAGGCCGAAGTCTTGAACGTGAAAGTGTCCGCTCCGGTGGTGGTGACGACATGAGTCCCGTTGACCTCTGAGGGCGTGGCTCCCTCGACAATGACCTTGTCCTTGTTGTCGTAGCCGTGGTTGGTTGAAGTTTTGACGGTCGCTACTCCATCGTCGATGGTGATCGTGTCCACCGACTTGATGGGCTGCGGGTTGCGCCAATACGTCGGAGGAATCTCACGGAACCCAGGGCGGGTCTTAGGCCCGTTGCCCCCGCGAAAAGTGACATTCGTGGCATACCAAGCGGCTTCGCTTGGCGTAAGCGGAGGATCTTTCGATCCATCCATTCCCGCAGGAAGGCCGCGGAAGCCGTCGATGAGACGCTCCGTGTCGGCGATCACGCGGTTACTCCCCCGTCATTCCGCTGCGGATGGCTTCATCAAAGCCCATCTCTTCGGACATCTCGGCTTTGTCTTCAGCCATGTCCTCGGCGTCATCTTCGGCTTCCGCAACAGGAAGCCCATCGATGGCGACCAAGGTCAGACCATCAGCTTCGAGACGAAGAGTGGCGAGCGCGTCAAAGGTTGAGCCTTCGGTGACGCCATCGGGCGGCACCATGCCTTCGGGAATAGGGAATTTCATAGTTATTGGTTTCTCTCTGCAAGCCACGCCATCATCGGCGTGACACATTCTAATATAGCAGCATATGCCGCCGCGACCTCCGGAACTTCATTGATTGCCGCCCATAGATCGTCGGTCGACATTTTCTGCACGAAACCTTCAGGGGCGATTTGTTTGGTGTCGGCGTTGTAAGGCAGGAACTCGGCTTCCATTTTTCCTCGGTCGACCGCGTTGCTTTCCAACAGCAGCCGCTTGATCCACAGGTGCGGAAACACCACCTCGGGGGTGGCGGGGAAAACGAGCGGACTCGGTGAAGGAATGTTCATGCTCTAACTTTTAGCTCCGCTGACACTCTGGGGGCTGTGCAGGCCCCCAGAGTGGTGTGCGAAGCTACTTAATTAGTAGCAAGCGACCAGATCGAGGGCGCGAGCGCAGCGTTTGTGACGGATCACAAAGCCGAGGTCAGGACGCTCCACTTTCGGGCCGTAGGCGAACAGGGCGCGGAAGAAGCCGACGTTAGAATCGACGTTGCAATCGCGGTCCGGGATGTTCCGCCAGACGAACTCACCCGTCCAGCTATACTGGGGGTTGTAGGTCATCGGGGCGCGGGTCTTGGGCTTCGGAATCAGAACCTTCAACACGTCGGCGTGATAAATCACGGTGTCGGTGTATTCGGCATTCTTATACAGATCCGAGACTTCCCACTTGTCACCCTTGGTCGTCGGGGTCGACGCGAAGGGCTCACGACGAACCCACGCACCGCCGACGAAGTCGTAGCGAGGCGGGAACTCGATCGTGAAGAAGCGGTAGCCGCGATACACGCCGGAGAGACCGGGCGCTCCGAGCATCGGGGACTGAGTCTCCGATCCTTCGAAAGCGTAACGGAAGTCGTCACGGGTGTTGGCGTCTTGGCGCTTGAGGTCATGGAACGTGAAACGCTCGCCGACAGCGGCATAGATGGGGGTCATCTCATCAACACGCGCAAACGGATTGATGCCGCCACCATTGTAGCCAAGCTGCTCGTAGATCGCTTCCAAGATACCCCAGGTCAATTTGCTGGTGGCCGGGGTCACGGGGAAGGACGAGCTACCGGACGGGAGGTTCGGAGCCGCGACCATTTTGGTGCCGCAAGCCGCGATATACTCGTCCTGATAAGCGTTGGTCCACACCCATTTGGTGTTCTCGGAAAGAACGCGAACGATGTTTTTGACCTGATCTTCGACCTGCCAGGCGAACTGAAGGTCGTCCAAGCAGATGTCGGGCGAGTTCAGCGCGGCCTTTTTGAGGCTGGTGGAACGCAGGGTGATGCCGAAGTTGTCGATCGACTGACCGGCGACTTGGCACTGACCACCCGCTTCGCCGTCCGAGGACTCCCACGAAGTGAAAGAAACCGGGCTGGACGAGAGCGTGCGCTCGTAGATCGGGTATTGATATTCCGTCCCCTGACCATCCATCCACTGTTCACGCGGCAGATACTTCAGGTAGAAATCGGAGTTGATGATGTTCTTCGCGACATTGTTCCGGATCAGTCCGGCATGTTCGACGAAGAGAGCTTCGATGTTATTGCAAGCCATAGTGCTTGTATTCTCCTTATTTTATGGCGTTATTACTTCGCCTTGTTCGGAGATCGCACATGCGGTCCGGGCGCGGTAATAGACACCAACTTGGTTTTCTCTTCCCG